AATAAATAAGCTGAATGGAGGTGCTGGCGAGCAAACAGCCACAAGGAGAGAGGCTCAGAGGCTGAAGCAAAAAATTGGAGAACTCGTTGCTGAGTTGAATAGGCTTAAGGGGACTTACACGGTAAGGATCAAGCTTGAGCAGCAAGGGTATAGTTTTGATAGTTCCGGCAATGCTGCGACATATACGGTTTCTGGTGTTACTTATGACGCAAAAACGGGACGGCCTGTTGGCGGCACTGACGTAAGTGAATTCGAGACTCCCGAGCCGGACGACAGCTCTGCCTCTAAAAAGGCCGCCCGCGATGCAGAGCGGGAAGCAAATGAAATTGCCAGACTACAAAGGGAGCTTGCGCTGGTAACAGCAAAAGATAAGATATTAGAAATTGATCAGCAAATAGCCGCAACGACACTTGCAATTACTGATGCGCAAGATCAGCGGAACTTTGGCGCCCTTCAGGCATTGCAGGATCTCGCTCGGAGCTTGCAGTTTGAGAAGCAAAAAGCAGAAATTATTACAAAATTTAATGGCCAGATGAGGGAAATTGCGGAAACACTTGAGGGGCAAAAGCGTGATTTGAGCGAGCAAATAGCAATTAGGACAAAGGAACAGGAGCTATTGCAAGCCAAGCGGGCTTACGAGCAAAGCAGTATTGAGGCTCAGCAAGAATTAAACAGGCTGACAAAGGAGCAGAGTAAAACTTTTGAGCAGCAGTTCACTGATCGTCAACGCCAACTTGGCTTGATTTCTGAAGATGAATACAACAAGGTATTGATGGCTCGTAAAAAAGAAGAGTTAGAGGGCATACAAGGTCTCACTCCAGAGCAAAGAGAACGCGGGCTTGATCTTTATAGGCAAGAGATCGACCCGACGCCATTTGAAAAGATGCGTCAAAACATCACGCAACTCAGAGAAGAGCTAGCGACCCTTGTAGAACCCGTTAACCAAATCACCAACGCGGCAAATGCAATTGGCGACGCATTTGCGACTTCTTTCGTTGATGCGATCAGTGGCGCGAAAACTGCTAAGGAAGCGTTGGCTGATTTCTTCCAGTCAGTTGGAAGCTACTTCTTGGATGTGGCGAAGCAAATTATTGCACAGATGATTCAGATTGCGATTTTGAATAGTGTCGCGAGGTTGCTGCCGGGCTTGGGATCTGCCGGTAGCGGCGCTTTTGACCTTGGCGGCATGGGTCAAGCGTTTGCGCCCGGCGGCTCTATGCCTTTCTCGTCGTTTGCCAAAGGCGGCATCATGACCGAGAAGGGACCGCTTGAGCTGAATCGGTATGCGTCTGGTGGCATTGCTCGCGGTCCGCAGCTCGCGATGTTCGGCGAGGGTTCTTTGCCTGAAGCGTATGTGCCGCTCCCGGATGGTAGAAGCATTCCCGTCACGATGAAAGGAGGCAAGGCTTCGACTAACATTGTAGTCAACGTTGATGCTAGCGGCACGAGTGTTCAAGGCGATGACCGCAGGGGCAAGGAGCTTGGTGGTGCCATTTCTGCCGCTGTTCAGGCAGAATTGATTAAACAGCAACGGCCTGGTGGCCTATTGAGTCGCTGATCATGGCAACTTTTGATGACGCTACTGTTGGCGCAAACGTCGCTCCTGATTTTGAGGCGAAACGCAAGTCAGCTCCAAACGTAAGAAGCGCTCGGTTTGGCAGCGGCTACGAGCAGCGCACCACTTTTGGCATCAATCAAAACCCTAAGGAGTGGTCGCTTGAATGGCGTTACCGAACTGCGGCAGACACTGCAGCTATTGAAGGTTTCTTTGACGCAAGAGGAGGCGTCGAGGCTTTTGACTGGACACCGCCGGATGACACGGAATCTTATAAATGGGTTTGTCAGCAATGGGAAAAAACAATGACCGTGCCAAACCTTTCGACAATTACCGCAACATTTAGGCAGGTGTTTGAAGCATGAGCACTCCGCAGTCGATACAAGAGCAGCTTCAGTCGCTTGAACCGTCAGCGATCATCGAGCTGTTTCAGTTGCAGCTTACGGCTGCCGTGAATGGCGTTGATGCGACGTTTTACTATCACGCCGGGACCAATGAAGTGTCGGCAGATATTGTCTTCAACCAGATCACTTACACCGCATTTCCGATCGAGGTGGAGGGTTTTGAGGTGACAAGCAAGGGTGTATTGCCGCGTCCGACGATGCGTGTGGCAAATGCGAATAACAGCATTTCAGCGTTGCTGGTATTGTATAACCCGCTGCAAGCTAAAGTGACACGCATCCGCACATGCAAGAAATTTCTTGATGCTGTCAACTTCTCTGGCGGCAATGCTACGGCTGATCCGACAGCCAAGTTTGAAGATGAGATCTGGTACATCGACCGGGTTGCCAACGAGAACCCGCAGCTTGTTGAGTTTGAGCTGACAAGCAAGTTGGACCTGACAAATCTTGCATTGCCACGTCGGCAGATCTTGGAACACTGCCCATGGAAATATCGCGGGGCAGAATGCGGATATACGGGCAGGCGATACTTTGACCTGAATGACAACCCGACAAACGCCGCTAACGATCAATGCGGCAAGCGATACACAAGCTGCGCCAAGCGATTCACGTCAGGATTGCTGCCATTTGGAGGGTTCCCTGGTGCAAGACTTCAGGCGTGATTTTGAGGCGCACGCGCGTCAGCAGTTTCCAAGCGAAGCGTGTGGCGTGATCGTTGATGGGAAATACTGGCGTTGCAGGAACATTGCAGATGACCCGACGCAGGATTTTGTGCTTGACCCTCGGGATTACGCTGTAGCGTCGTTTTACGGCAAGATCGAAGCAGTTGTGCATTCGCACCCTCAAGGCGGCATTGCAAGCGCTGTTGATCATCGTTCGTGTGTAGAAACGAAAATGCCGTGGCACATTTGGTCGATGCCGGATGACACATGGATCACTATCGAGCCCTGATCGGTCGGCGCTGGGAGTATGGCGTCAACGATTGCTTTTCGTTGGTGCGTGAGTTCTACGCACTGAAGGGAATCACGCTGCCTGATTTTGAGCGTCCTGTTGATCTTGAAACCTGCGAAAGCATCTTCCTGCAGCAGGCCGAACGCATTGGATTCAGGCAGGTGCAGTATTGCAGGAGACGGCCTGACGATGTGCTGATCATGCGCCTTGGCACAAGGCAGCCGATGCACGCAGCGATCCTGTTGCCCGATGAGCAGATCCTGCATCAACGTCAAGATTCATTGAGTGCGGTCGAGCCGTTGAGGAAGTATCATGTTGACAGGATTGCGGCAGTATTTAGGTATGCAGCAGGTCGTCCGACTGCTGGGTGATCTGGGCGAGCGTTATGGCGCCGAGCACACCTACTACGATTTGCGGACGCCTGCGGATGCGATCAAACTGCTGTGCATCAATATCCCTGCATTGCGTGATGAGTTGGTGCAGGCGCATGAGCATGGTGTTGGGTATCGGTTGATTCAGGCTGACACTGATCTTGGGTATGGCGATCTGCATCTACCGATCGGCAGCAATGACCTGATCCTGACGCCTGTCGTCGTTGGTAGCGGCGGCGGTGGTGGAGTCGGGCAGATTTTGGCTGGTGTTGGTTTGGTTGCGTTTTCCATCCTTACTGCTGGCGCGGGCGCGGGATTCCTTGGCCTTGGTGCAGGCTTAACGGCAGGCGCCTTTACGTTGGGTTCTGCCGCATCTGTTGCGATTGGTGCGATCGGCACCAGCTTGATCCTTGGCGGTGTGTCGCAGATGCTTTCACCGCAACCTGTTGTTCCTAATGTTGGCGGCATTGGTGGTGCGAATCGGTTGAGCAGTGGTGATAGCATCAGCACTGATGGCCCGCAGTCGATCACGCGCGGCACTGACGGCAGGCAATCTTATGCATATACAGGCGCTGCCAATACAGTTGGCGTTGGGGCCACGATCCCCGTGGCGTATGGCGAGGTGCTGATCGGCAGCCATCTGCTCAGCGCCAACGTTGAAGTGACCGATGAATCCGACCCGTTAAAAACAGCAATCAAGGAACCTGGGCCTGACACGGTTTTGTTTGGCGGTGAAAAGCTAGGGTTTAGTTTTTCCAACGCATCTGGCGTAGACGCACGCAGATCAACCGCTACATTCAGCAATTCAACAGATATACGAAAAGCAAGAAATGCCTACCTTCCTCTCTCCAATGGTGCTAGCAGGCTAGGTGGATCTTCTGTTGAAAAAGATTCTGGTTCAAACACTCGATTTGATTTTGTCTTTGAATTGCAGGATGGATTGTTTGATTATGTTAGCGGTAGTGATTCAAGCCTTGTTGATGCTTTTATCACTTATCGGATTACACTGTCTGGAAATTTTGAGGATGGTCCAGATCAAGATATTGGATCATCTCAAGCGACAATACAAGGCCTATTGCTGCCAGGACAGCGTTACAAATGGATGCACCGCATGACCCATGCCGATTCTGATGCCTTAGACTCCATTGACCCAAAGGTTGAAATTATAGATTTCAGGGCCAATTCAAAATGTCAATTGTTTTGGCAGTCGTATGGTTATCGCATGGACGCATTTGGTTGAATCATGGCACTCAACTCTACTTCTGTCATCAAGGTTGTCGACCTTCTTTGCGAAGGACCGATTGCTGGCTTGGTTGGCACGGAGGAAGGCATCTTCCTTGAAGAGACGCCGATTCGTACTGGATCAAGTCGTAACTTCGAGTCTGCTGATGTTTCGTACGACTTCAGGCCGGGTGGCAGAACACAAGATCAAGTCGCGCAAGGACGCAACGGCACTTCTACTGTCAATGACATCAATACTGAGATTGGCGAAAACTACAGCGAAACACTGAATGCCAGCAATGAGGTTGTCGCTCGTGATTATGGCGCAGGGCAGCTGATCAGGCAGATTACTGATACTGATGTTGAATCGTTTGAGCTGTTGTTTTCAATCCCGCGCATGTTCTCAACCGCGCAGGAGGGCTTAGCCAAAGGTCAGCTATTCAATGGCACAATACGGATTGCGATTGATGTGCAATCTCGCGGTTCGGCTTACAACACAGTCTACGATCGCACGATTACAGGTATTGCCGTCAGTGACTATCAGTTCAAGTCTCCTCGCATCAATCTGCCTGGCGTAGGACCGTGGAATATCAAAGTTCGCAAAATTGATCTGGGTGAGGATCATTTCGAGGTCAAGTTCCGAAATTTTACCGAAGTTGAAAAGAACATTTCACTTGCCAACGGTCGCGCTAATCGCATCTTCTGGACAAGCCTGATTGAGATTCAATCACTCAGAACCGCCTATCCCTATTGCGCTGTTGCGGGCCTGTCGTTATCAACAAGGCAGTTCAGCAGTTTGCCGACAAGAGCGTACAAAATTCGCGGTCGTATTGTTCAGATCCCTGCCAATGCGTATGTGCGTAGCGATGGCAGCCTCGGGTTCAGTGGTGCATTTGACGGAAGCTTGAAAGAAGCTTGGACGACGTGTCCTGTCTGCTGTTTCTATGACATGCTCACCAATGGCCGATATGGGGCAGGTGATTTTGTAACAGCATCAAATGTGAGCTGGGTTGATCTGTATCCGTTGTCGCAGTATGCCAATCAGCTTGTCAGAAATCCTGACGGTAGCTACGAGCCTCGATTCGCTTGTAACACGGTCATCGGCGATCAAGCCGAAGCATTCAGCGTGCTGCAGGATCTTGCCAGCGTTTTTCGCGGGATGTTGTATTGGCAGGCGAATACGATTCAGGCAACAGCAGATCACGGCAACCTGAACGGCTCTGACTTGTCGCCAGTACATCTATACACCAACAGCAATGTTATCAACGGTGCATTTAATTATTCTGGCACATCGCTGAAAACACGTAGCACTAGCATTCGTGTTAGGTATAACGATCCTGAGAATTTTTACAAGTCAAATTATGTTGTCGTCGAAGATGCGGGTCTGATCAGCAAATACGGCTATCAAGTCAAAGAAATCGTTGGCTTCGGTGCCACTTCTAAGTTTCAAGCGCAGCGTCTTGGGCGTTGGATGCTGGCATCAGAAGAGATCGACGGTGAGGTCGTCACATTTACAACGGGTCTACAGGGTGCCGTTGTGCTCCCAGGGCAGATCTTTGCTGTATCAGATGAGATGCGGCAAGGCGTCAGGCTTGCAGGGCGTGTCAGCAGTGCGACCATATCCGCCATCACGGTTGATCAGTCGATTTCATTGCCACCTGGTAGCAACCATGAGCTGACTTGCACGTTGGCTGATGGCACCATTCAGACACGCTCGATCAACAGTGTCTCAGGCTCAACGATTAACACGTCATCGTTCAGCTCTGCCCCACTGGCGCAATCTGTCTGGTCGATCAGTTCCAGCAGCGTTGAGGAGCAAAAGTTCAGGTGCCTGTCAGTCTCTGACAACGGTGACGGGCAGTTCACAATCACAGGTGTTGAGCACAATGACAGCATCTATGCAGCTGCAGATTCAAGTGCGCCGCTGCAGTTTGATGATGTAACGCTGTTCAATGATCCGCCCGCTCAGCCGATCAACTTGCAGCTTGAAGCGCGGCAGATTCGCATCAATCAAAACACAGTCAACAGAGTGATCGCATCGTGGTCACGTGGCCTTGATGGTGTGACGTTTGGATTTGAAATTCGTTACAAGATTGCAAGTGGCAATTATGTAAATGCAGAGACAACAAATGTGACATTTGAGATTGATAATCTTGCGCTTAGCACTGCTGTGACATTTGAGGTGCGATCTGTTGGGGCGCCGCCTGTCAATAGAAAATCAGCGTGGGTGAAGGCGATCTTCACGGTGCCGGTTCCTGATGTTGATCCAGATCAACCTAATGCTGTCATCCTGCCGCCAGACCCTGAAGACGTAACGATTCAAGCGACGGGCAACGATCAGGCAATTCTGCGCTGGAGGATCCCGCCAACGCCGCTTAATAGTAATGAGTTTATCGCCATCATTCGTCACGCTACGCAAACCGATGGCACGGGTGAGTGGCCCAACAGTACATTGCTGCGTCGTGTTGAAGCACGAACAAACTATGCAATCCTGCCGTTACTTGAAGGCGAATATCTTGTCAAATTTGAAAGCGCAGACGGGCAACGCAGCACCAATGCTCGTAGTGCTGTCATCGATTTGCCAAACCCCATCCCACGGCTAAACATTCAAGTTCGCAGAGAAGATCAAGACCTTCCTCCATTTCAAGGTGATAAGGTCGGTGCGTTCTTCAGCACTGAGTACGACGGCTTGGTGCTTGATGGCGATGCGTCGTTTGATGACGTAGTTGATGTTGACGAGTTGTCGTCTATCGATTTCCTTGGCACCCAGCTTACTTCGGGGCGATATTACTTCAACAACGTTCTCGATCTTGGCGGTGTTTTCAGCGTTGTGTTTGAACGCAAGCTCACAACACGCGGCCTGTATCCAAAGGATCTAATCGACGATCGCGAAGAGCTGATCGACCGTTGGACGGACATTGATGGCACGATCGCTGATGACACCAGCGCTGATCTGTATTTCCGCACCAGCGATCAGGCCACCACTGATGAAGAGCTGCTGCTGGAGGATGGTGATTTCTTGCTGCTGGAGTACGGTGATTTCTTGTTGATGCAGAACGGTGATTTCTTGTTGATGCAGAACGGTGATTTCTTGCTGCTGCAAGGTAGCGACAAGATTCAAGACAAGATTCAGATGGAATCAGACATTGATTTCGGCGAATGGACGCCAATGGAATCAGGGCGTTATACCGGCAGACAGTTTCAGTTCAAAGCCGAGCTGCAGGCATTGCACGTTGACCAGACACCCATCGTCGATGAGGCAGGGTACACGATACAGATGGAGTCCAGAACGGAAAGCAGCGCAACGATCGCATCAGGGGCAGCCGCCAAGGCAGTCACGTTTGACAAGCCGTTCTATCAAACACCCAGCATCGGCATCACCGCTTCCAATTTGGCGACGGGGGACTATTATGAGATCACATCGCCTTCCCGCACTGGCTTCACGATCACGTTCTATGACAGCAGCGATGTTGCCATTGATCGTGACTTCCAGTATCAAGCGGCTGGTTATGGCACTGAAGAAACCTAATGGCCACCCACGACTACGTTCTTGCTAATGCGTCCGGCGCTGCATTCAGGGCTGACCTGAACAATGCGCTGGCTGCGATCGTTAGCAACAACAGCAATGCAACGGAGCCTGCAACCACGTATGCGTATATGTGGTGGATGGACACGACGAGCGGTCAGCTGAAGCAGCGTAATGCTGCCAATGATGGCTGGATCACGATTCGTGAGATCGATGGCACGATGCTGATGGAGGATGGCACGGTAGATGCGCCAGGCCTTGCATTTGCATCGGATCTTGACACTGGATTCTTCCGCACTGACGCCAATCAGATTGCTGTTGCGACGAATGGCATTGAGCGTGTTGAGTTCGGCACAAGTGAGGTTGTCTTTAATGATGGCGGCGAGGATGTTGATTTCAGGGTTGAAGGTGACACTGAAGCAAGCCTGTTTGTAGTTGACGCAGGCAACAACCGCATTGGTATTGCTGAGCCTTCGCCTGGAACGCTTGTTGAGATTGGCAGTGAAGCTCCTTATGTCACGCTCAAGAACAGCACAGAGGAAGACATTGATGGTGGCCGTGAAAGCCGCCTGATTTTTGAAGGTGAGCAGTCTGGCGGAGAGATTTCCACACTGGCTCGCATTGAGGCAAGCCATGACGGCACTGCTGATGATGAAGCCGGTCAGCTGATTTTTAGTACGAATGACGGCAGTGATGGCGCGGCGCCTACTGAAGCGCTGACGATTGATTCCAACCAGAACGCAACATTTGCTGGTGATGTAACAGCTTCAAGTTTTAATGGCGGACCGCTGGCTGGGATGCGTAATCTGCTGATCAATGGAAACCCAATTATCAATCAACGCGGATATGTTTCTGGCACTACAACCAGTGGCGCCAATGAGTACACCCTTGACCGCTGGCGTGTTGTCACATCCGGCCAATCAATTACTTATACAGACAGCAACAATATCCGCACTGTCACCGCACCGGCTGGTGGTGTTGAGCAGGTGATCGAAGGAGTCAATATCCTTAGCGGCACCTATACGCTGAGCTGGACGGGCACCGCAACAGCAACAGTTGACGGCAGCTCTGTGGCGAATGGTGGCCAGGTGACGCTGACAGGCGGCAGCAACGCAACCGTGCGCTTCAGCGGTGGTACGTTCTCGCTTGCGCAACTTGAAACCGGCACTGTCGCTACACCGTTTGAGCGCAGGAGCCACGGGCAGGAGTTGGCGTTGTGTCAGAGGTATTACTACAACTTCAATGTTGCTTACAAGCACGATCAGCTTAATTACGCGGCAGGTTATCGAATAAATCATTTAGTCCCGATGCGAACAACGCCAACATTGACTGTTGGAGGAAGCCAAAGATGGTCCGATCCTGTTAATGGCGTTGCAACCGGGTCACCAGTGACTACAAATTTTGACGCACCCTCAAAAACCTTTACACCAGCGGACCCCTTTGGCTTTTTCCTTAGTTTTGCTAAGACAAGTACAGGAACTCCAGCACTTGTTGAATACCAAGAAAACTATCGCGCCAGCGCAGAGCTGTAACCCATGACTTACCAACTCACTCAAGGCGACACCATCCTCCGCACTGAGGACAACGCCTTCATCCCCCCTGTCGAAGGCAACACCGACTACCAGGCGTACCTCGCGTGGCTTGATGAAGGCAACACCCCCTTGCCTGCTCCTGAACCTGAACCCGCCCCAGTGCTCACCACTGAGCAGAAGCTGGAAGCGGCTGGGTTGACCGTGGCGGAGCTGAAGGAATTGTTCGGATTGAACTGATGGCTGATCGCAAAATCACAGATCTCACGACACTTACTTCACCTGTGGCAGGTGATCTGCTGCCGATCGTTGATGTATCTGAAGCAGCCAATGTTGACAAGAACAAGAACATCACATTCGGTGCAATGTTTCGCGCATTGCCTGATGGCACTCAGGGCGCACCGTCAATCGGTTGGTTGAGTGACAACGGCGTCACGGGCATCTACCGCTATGCCGAAAATGAGATCGGTCTCACCGTTAACTCGTCCTATGTCGCCAAAGTAACTAGCGCAGGCTTTCAGGTTGGTGCTGGCACTCCTGCGGCGCAACTGCATCTATTCAGCAACGACACGACCGATCAGGTCATCATCGAAAACAACGATGCAGGATTGGACACGGCGCCTGATCTGGTGTTGTATCGCAATTCAGCCTCACCTGCTGCTAACGATAACCTCGGCAACGTCGAGTTTCGCGGCAAAGATTCAGGCGGCAACGATCATGCCTACGCGCAAATTGTTGCTGGCATTCAGACCGCCACCGACGCATCTGAAGATGGCATCCTTGACCTGATGTCGTCCTCTGCTGGGACTACGGCTAGCAGAATCCGGCTTTATGGTCCCTACGTCGGCGTCGGTGAATCGGCACCTGCATATCCGTTTCATCTGACAACAAGTCTGACATCAACTGCGCTGCAGCTTGAATGCACGGCTGATGATTCCGCTTCTGGCGCTGACATCACGCTGTATCACCATCGCAATGACGGTGCTGGTGTTGCTGATGACATTATCAGCACGATCTTTTACAGGGCGACGAACGATAACGCAACGCCTGCAGACATTGATTATGCAGCAATCGAAGCCGATGTTTCTGATCCTACGGATACAGCAGAGGTTGGGCGTCTCAAGTTTCAGGTGCAAACTGCAGGCACGCTGACGACACAACTTGAGATCGATGGTGACACGATCGGGTTCTTTGGCACGACTGCTGCCGGTCAACCCAGCGCGATCGCAGATCTGAACGTTACAGCGACAACAGGCACATTGCCAACGCCTGACGGTAGTATCACGATTGCCGATGCTGCATCGCCGACGAATGCGGAGCTGCTTGAGTATTGCGCTGAACTGGAGGCCAAATTGGAATCAGCTCTGGCAGCATTGCGTACGCTTGGGTTGATTGCGACTTGATCTAAGCGCTAAACTGAAAGTACGCATCGGCTATCTAGCGCCCAATTCATGGCTAACGTCAAGATCACCGACCTGACGGCTTATACCGATCCAGCAGCAACTGACGTGCTGCCGATTGTTGACGTTGGCGCGGACGTTACGAAGAAGGTTAGCATCCAGGATTTGCTGGAAAATGCGGGTAGCGGTACAGCAGCAGCACCTGGCATTGCATTTGACGGCGATAGCGATACCGGCATTTATCGTCCCGGCGCAAATCAACTAGCCCTGAGCACTAATGGCACGCAGCGAATCAATATCGAAGCTGATGGCGACATCAATATTGATAACGGCGGTGTGTTCTATGACGCTACCAATAACAGACTAGCGATTGGCACCACGAGCGTTAGCTATAACCTACACGTTTCTGGTACAGGTGCTGTTAGCTCCCGAACGGTCGCAACTGACGCAGGCGGTGATGCCACAATTTTTGCACAAAACAATAGCAGCAGCATCTGCGGCCCTCTCATTTACGGGTCTTCAAAATCGGCGTATGGCGCTATCGGTTCTGGCGAAGGAGCTTTTTATGCCAACACCGCTGTCAGTTTGGTAGCAGATGGTGCTAACCCGATTAAGTTTGCAAACGGAGTGGGCGCAACCGAAAAAGCCCGCATCGACAGCTCCGGCAGGCTCTTAGTTGGTACCAGCTCAGATAGTGGTGGTGCGCTGCTTCAAGTTAACGGAGATCGGATTAGAGTTGCAACAGCTAAGACACCAGCATCTGCATCCGACA